TGACAACATTGTAAACTGGTTTGCTGAACTTCCGAATAAAATTTTAAATGCTATTAATAAAGTTAAAGATACAATTATTACTTGGAAGGACAATGTTATTAGATGGGTTAATACTGAATTGCCTAAGATTATAAATTCTATTATTGATTGGTTTAAAAAATTGCCTGAGGCACTTGTTAATGTTGGCAAAAACATGATTAAAGCCATCTGGAACGGTATGGTTTCTGTTGGTACATGGTTAAACGAAAAAATAAAAAGCCTTTTTGGTTCCTTGTGGGATGCTGTAAAAGGTTTCTTCCAGGGCTTTGCTCAAGGTTTTTCTGAGGGGTATGATCCAATTCCTACATATGCAAAAGGCGGTTTTCCAGAACGTGGTCAATTGTTTATTGCCAATGAAACCAATGTGCCCGAAATGGTTGGTGTAATAGGCGGTCGCACTGCCGTAGCAAATAACGATCAAATTATTGAAGGCATAGCTCGAGGCGTTTATGAGGCGGTAACGGCTGCGCTAAACAACAATTCTCAATCCAATATACATGTAACACTTGAACTTGATGGCAAAGTGCTTTANGACAGTTTTATTGCAGAAGATAAAAACAACGCCCGCAGAACCGGGCGTGCGTTATTAGCTTATTAAATCATATTCGATCATATTCAATTGCGGAATGGTAATTAATTGTCCAAATAATGATTCATATGTAATTAATCCATTCAATTTTCCGTATGCTATAATTTTATCCCCTTCTAATAGCCTGGGTTCTTGTTCTTGACGATTATAGCTAATATAAACGACATCATTGGACTCAAGAGCAAGGCGCATGTCAATTTGGTTACTAACAGATGACTCTACCACTTGTATAATTTTGCCAACAAATTTGACATATTGGTCTTTATATTGTTCTGGATAACGTGCTATTTCATTGTATGAAAACTCTTGGCAGGCTTCTCTTAATTCTTGACCGTGCAGCAATGAATCGGGGCTATTATCAGTGTTTTTGGAATCATAAACTTTTGCATCATCAAAGCGAGTTTTGGCAGTTTCTAATTGTGCATTAAGGTTTTTCTGTTTTTCGATATAATCGTTATAAGGTTGAAACATATCGTCGAGTTTTTGGGCTAAATCAGAAACTGCAACGCCTTGTTCGCTAAAATTATCTGCTAATACTGTTTCTCTAATGTATTTTTGTTCTTCGGACAGAAGCCCTACAATGCCGGTTGCCATTCCCGCAAGGCCACCAATTACCGCCCCTATCGGGCCGCCGATCATCGCTCCACCTACAGCACCTAACCCTACTCCGCCGACGAGATTCATCAAAGCGTTACTTAAAGACGCTTCTGAGTTTCCATACATAACACCGGCAAGTTCTTTTCCGCCCTCGGCAGCGCTGTTCAAGCCATATAACAATCCACCCGCGCCGATTAAAGCGGTTGTAACTTTACCGGCTTGGGTGTGTAGATTAGGCAATGCAGAATTAAGTCCAGATACAATATTGACAATTGAAGAACTGATTTTCCATGCAGCCAAAAATCCAGCTATCCCCATCGCCGCTTTGAGTATACTTCCAAAGCGCGTGTCCATTAACTCAGACCAAGTTGAAATGTTTTCAGTCAACCCAAGCCACTCTTTCATTGCCAGGACGATTTCACTTACCTTGTTTTCGCTTAACTCGCTAAGGAAGTCATAAGTAGGCAAATTGATATTGACGATATCTTTTATATCCTCAACAGCGTCGGTCAAATCGCCGCTGTTAATCACGTTCAATTCATCAAACTTGAGCAGCGTCTTGGTTAATTTCTTTGCGTTCTTATCCAGTTCATCGAACGCATCAGCCGCTTCGTCAGCATCATTACCGATTTGTCCCACGCCCGAATAGTCAAATTCTGGTAATTCAAAGCCGACAATAACGCCAATAGTATTGGCTATATCTCGAAGCACGCGCACAAATGCAATTGCGTAGGGAAGAACCTTATTGAGCAAGGGGATAAATATATTGCCAAGCGCACGACTCAACTGCACCAATTGCGCTTGTAAGATACGCATCTGATTGTTTGGCGCCTCAAGTGTGCGCGCCATATCACCTTGTACAGTAGTTACCTGTGTTAAGATAGCGTGATAACGCAGATATGCTTTCTCCGCCTGCGTCATTGCAGAAACATTCTTATCAATACCAAGCGCCAATGCGGTGGCTTGCAGTTTGGCTTGCGATAGGTCATAACCAAGCCTACGGAGTGGCTCAAGCTCGCCTGCTATACCGCTCTGCAATTTCTGCATTGCATCAGCAACTGAAATGTTAAAATATGAAGATATATCATAACCGAGCTGAGTGAGGTTTTTTGACATAAGCGCCGCTTTATCTTCAACCACGCCAAAGCCCGTCATTAGTGTCATAAATACGCCCTGATTGCGCATCCAAGCAGAAGGGTCAATACCTAACAGGTCACCAACTGTTTCGGCATATCTTTTCGCTTCATCTGCAAACTTGCCCATTGATACTGTAAACAAGTTCAGATTTTCAACATATGCCGAGCTTTCTTCGATCCATTCTCCCATAACTCGCGCAAATCTTTTCGCGCCTATAAGAAGAACGCCGAATTTCATTGGAGCTAAAGCCGATGTTATGGATTTTAATTGATTAGATACATTGCCAAGACCAGGGTCTTTTCTTGTAACTGATCGTAATTTACTCAGAGATTGAGTTAACTTATCTATGCCTTTGCTTGCTTCGGTTGAACTTGATTGTATTTCAATATGGAGTTCGTCAATCGTTGCCGCCATTATTTACGTCACCACCTTCATCGGCTGGATGGCGCTCATTGACGCTCACAAAAAACTTTTTATTGAATTGCACAGCAAAAGCATGGAACATAGCCGCACCTCTCAAAGCCCCATTGTCAGCGGGCTTTTTCTTTTCTTGTTTTACATTCTCCCGTTTCATTGGATATGGCTTATCAAGATACGGCTGAGGTTTTGTCCCTTTCTTTGCAAAGGCATGTAATATAGGAGCTACAGCACAGAGCGCATCGTAAAAATAAGCACCTTGTAGCCATGCGTCGTGATTGGCTCTCTCGCGCTGCATTTCAAACGCTTCGCGATAGTACTTAGCAAGGTTGGCATCTTCAAGCCAAAATTGCTCATATGTCATGCCAATGCTTAAATAAAAGGGAAATACTTCGTAGAATTTGTCTGTATATATGATTTTAGGGGGAGCCGCTTCTTCCTCGGTTAGAAGCTCGCTCCCCACTCCACGTTTCCCTCGTCCTCTTCGCTGTCACTAATGAGGGTAAGAAGCGGTTCGCTATACATATCTGTTAATTTTTCTATGAGCGCTGTTTTATTTGATATTTCATCGTAAAGTGCATCAATAACATCGCGTCTTACAGTAGGGTGATGCATCATAAAAGCGCCTCTAAACAGCATAGGAACCATCGTTGCAGGCTTGGTATCAATTTCAGTAATTACAAAGCCCTGACGCTCCATTGCTTCAATTGCTCTGCGGTTAAACTCAAGCGTGTAAACTTTACCTGTTGATTTATCCGTAAGCGTTATGTATTTTCCCATTTATTTGTTCTCCTTTAGGATGCAACTGTNATAGGCGTAGACGGAACAATAACAATTCTCATTTCAACAACTTCATTTACGCCCGCACCCAGAACATACGCCGAAGCGGTGCCGCTCCAAGTGAATTTACCGCTTTCGCCATTAGTACCAAATTCAAGCGAGAACTCTGTAGTGGTAGTTAGCGCATTAACCGCATCATATGTTTCAGCATCATAATTCGCTGTAAATTCAAGCGCCTGCTGATCCTTTATGCCCTGAATATATGTTCTTGAACCATCAGAAAGCGTTGTGGTTTCCAAAAGTTCGGGTGCACCGCCAAGATCAGGAAAATCTTTTACATCGCACAATTTGCTACCGTCAGCTTTAAGCGTGACGGGATATGTAGAAATAGCCATATTCCTATCTCCTATCTCCTATAAATTATTTTGTTCTTGCTTATCGTTGCTCTGTATCTTGCAACCATTCTATAAATAGAAGCATTTGCGTTAGGCACTTCAACGGGAGCGTTGCCTACGCGAACAAAACCCATGCCAAACATCAAATCGTCTATAACTGACATTATTGATTTACATTCGGTTTTTTTGCCATAGCTTTTATTGCTATATACTTCGACTTGATACATCACCTGCGCGTGATTTTCTATGCCCGAACTATCAAGCGTTCGTTGATATGTGCTATTATCTCGTTCAACTATCGTCACGGCAGGAAAAGAAGGAGGCGACGCTACATATTCGCCGGATACAAAAATGCCGGGAAAATTTGAACGAAGTTCTGTTGCCACGGCGTTGAAAATTTCGCTTTCCGCATCTATCACTTCGCAAATACCTCCCGAGCAATTTTCAATATTTCACGTTCCATTTCTTGCGTGGCATACCACATGCCCATTACAGCAGGATTTCCTCGCGTAAGAACCAAATCGCCAGACTCATCATAAAAACCCCACATAGGGCGCTTACCATAACCCTTGCCATATTCACCAATCCCAACTATTCCTTCTGGACGAGGTTTAGGATAAGGCTCAGCAGGATTATGATATACGCCTGCGCCAAATTCCAAGAAAGCAACCGCTTGTCCGCGCGCAGTTATTACCCAGCCATTTTCAATTGGACTTATTTCAACGTCAACATCGTTATCGCCATCATAAATAGCCGTGGCAAATCTTACAGATGCTTCATGCGCGCCTATTACTGCAAGTTTTTCGCATAACAATGCAGTTTTCTCTTTCACCCATTGCTCGTAGCGCTTTAGCTCTTTTATCGCTTCGCTAATGGATTTGTCGGAAAGCGTCATTGTGATTTTTTTCATGAAACATCCACGCGCTTAGCATATATCGTTACTTGGTTTAAACTGGGTCTTATGCCGACAATCACATAATTGTGTTTCGGGTTTGTAGCGTCATAAATTGAATCAGGCGTTTTGCCATACCATAGAATGGAGGCTTCATCCAACACAAACCCATCTTTAGGTGCCACAATGCGTAACATGTTTGTAGCAGCTATGCCAAACATTTCGACTTCGACATCAGAGTCAATATAACTAACATTCCACATTGCCTTAATGGGGGTGGAATATGCTATCTGATATTGTCCAGTGGCGTTGNCATATTCATCTTTAATTTCTTCCGTGTTCGCAATTGTCGCAAAATAAATTGGCTGTGTATTGCGATTCAGCGTCCGCATTTAGATCACCTGTACATACGCACAAACATGGCTACGAATGTAAGCTACCATGTCCTCGTATTTCCATGTCCGACTTATACCATTTTCGCTGTGCGCAATCTGACCTTCTGCTCCGCTTTGCGAAAATCCGGCAATGACCGCCATAATTTGTGTTGTCTCATACTGCACGGGCACATCAGATAAATTATCCGGTGGTTTTCCGGAATACAGCCAAGAGATAATCTCGTCTTTGGCAAAAGAGAGGTACACAGTCAGTTCCGCATCATGCGTTGTGTCTGTGATTTTAAGTAATGTTTTTACACTCTCTAACTTTTCAGCGGTTGTCATGTCGTGTACCTCCCTCTGTTAAGTTAGGAAATCGTAGTAACAATCTTTACATTGCCGGTGCCGCGAATCTTGCCAGCGGCGTCAAC